TTCAAAGAAATAAGATGACCTTTGAGGATCGTGGCACTCGCACAAATATTGCTGAGAAGGACATTGATACTGCTGTATTAGTAGCTAAGATGTTGGGCCGTAGACCACAGGATACACGTTATGGTGCTAACCTAATTCAAAAGGCTGGTGCACACGTTGATCCAATGACACAAGACTGGGAGCAACAGTTCAGCACACGTATTGAGAATGATATTCGTCAACGCCTAGTTGTTGAGCCACTTATTTCTCGCAGACTTGCTATGGCTGCTCCAACATTCCACTTCCCAATTAATCCAGAAGCTGGTTATGCATCGTGGATTGCATCTACAGCATTTCGTAGTACAGATGGTTCATCTACTGGTAGTGCAGTTGATCACACACTTACAGATAAGACAATCGTAGCTTATAAATTAGCTGCTAAGGAATATCTAGGATATGAGGAAGAGGAAGACACATTACTTCCATTAGTACAAATTGTTCGTGAGGCTGTAAGTCGTAGAGTATCTAAGTCTGTTGATAAAGCAGTTCTTCGTGGTACAGCAACAGCAGGTACAGATCCTATCACAGGACTTGTTAAGTTAGCTGCAGATGCTTCTGCACTTACAACACTTGACATTTCTAACAACGATAAGTTTACAGTAGATGCTGCACAAGCACTTCGTCGTAAGCTAGGTATTTGGGGCCTTGATCCAACAGAGCTTATCTACGTTGTATCACAAGAGTGCTACTATGATCTATTAGAAGATGCAGATTTCCGTACTGTAGATCTAGTTGGTTCTAACTATGCAACAATCCTTAAGGGACAAATTGGTATGATTAATGGATCGCCAGTAATTGTTTCTGGTGAGTTCGAAGCTAAGGCTGATACAAAGGCTGGTGCTATTGTTCTTAATCCTTCAAACTTCTTAATTGGTTCTCTACGTGGTGTTATGGTAGAAAGAGATCGTAATATTGAAGATCAAAAGAATATTCTAGTAGCATCCTTAAGAATGGCCTTTACTGATATTATTTCAGCTAAGGGTGTAGCCGTTCAAAAGTGGCAAGCATAATTTAGGGTAATAGTGGTGGCGCTTCGGCGCCACCACACTATACAGGTGCAAAATGGGTCTATTAGTTGCATTGGATGAATTTAAAGCTTACAAAAATATAACAAATAGTGAGAAGGATTCATCATTATTAATAATCATATCTGCGGCTAGTCAATTAGCTAAGACATATTGTAGAAGAACTTTTATAGATTATTATGATACCGACTTTACCGAGTATTTTAATGGAAATGAATATGAAGCATTATTTCTTCAAGAGTTTCCATTGAAGTCTGTAACAAAAGTATCTGTTTCATACAATGGAGTAGATTATACAGATTTAGTGGCTGGCACTGATTATTTCGTTGATTATAGATATGACGCTGTTAGATCCATGTATGATACACCATTTACTGCCGGAGCCATACCTGCTGATTTAAGTGTAAAAGTTCAGTATAAAGGCGGTTACGAAAGAGTACCAGAAGATTTAAAAATTGCTGTATTAGATTTAGTTGAATACTATAGAAGTGAAGAATATACACCAAGAAAGTCGTTTGGTGAAAATGTAATAGAAAACTTAGGATTTAGAGAAGGTGGTGGATCTAACTTACCAGCTAATATTAAAAGAGTTTTCGAAATGTATAAGGCACCATAATGAGTAAACCTATTTTTACTGACTTTATAAACGATACAGTAAAATATGTATTATTGGAAAAAACAAGAGCTAAAATGGATGCTGGAATCCATGTAATGCACTTTAGTAAAGAAAGTATAAGATTAGGATTTAGTGATGTTGGACCAGATATGACTAAGCCAACAGAATCAGATATTTCAGAAGTATATAATATAGCTGTCAGTATTATTGAAAAAAAGACAAAGATATACGATGAAGAAACTTTTGATCCAAAAACTTTTACTGGTATATATAGACTTAAGGAAGGGGAAGGATTATTATTAATAGCTAAATCATTTAGTGCTTTAAGAGATTTTTTATCTAATAATATAAGTAGAGATCCTAAACTTATAAATACCTTTTTAGGAGTAGTTGAAAAAAGTATTAAAAGTAAATCTGGTAGTATTATATCTAACAAAGTATCAACTTTTGATATAGGTCACATGGCTAGTTTTGGGTTAGAAGAAAAAAATTCTCCTTTAGCTATGAAAACTTATGGTATTGCTGAAAGATTTAGACAGGAGTCTGAAAAGTCATCATATGGAACTCCAGAAAAAGAAATACTATTTAAAGCTTCTAAAGATTTAGATAGATTTTTAGATAGGCTTAAAAAAGCACATATAGAATATAAATGCACTTTTGATAAAGATTTAGAGTTAGCAGCTTCTTTAGTTGGAAAGTTCAAATTTATAATGACAACTCCACAAAGTTCTTACATAAATCAAAAGGTACTAGCTTCTGTTGAAAGTGATGTGTATGAATATGTAGAGGCATATTTGAGAGATATAAAAGGATCTCCAAGTATTATTGATATGATATTATATGTTCTTACGGATAGATTTTTAGGTATTAAAACTAAACCAAAAAAATACTATAATAAAGAACAGGGATCAGTTGATTTAATAAATAATAAAGTAGAAGGTCATGGTACTCCTATATTAAAAGCACCTCAGTTACGATCTATAGAAGGAAAATTTTTTAGTGTATTAAGACTTCAAAGTATTATAAATGCTCAACTACATGATAGACTAAGAGCAAATATGGGAACTGGATATAGTACTGATGTATTAAATTATAGAACTGGTCGCTTTGCTAGATCAGCAAAAGTCACTGCAATAAATAAAGTTGGTACAAACTTAGACACTTATTTTAATTATATGAAATATCCATATGCTACTTTTGCTCCTGGTGGAAGACAATATAAGGGTGATAGTAGAGATCCCGAAAAACTAATTAGTAAATCTATTAGAGAAATAGCTATACAACTAGTACAGCGGCAATTTTTAATAAGACCAATAGTAGGTGAATAAATGAGTAAAAGAACAAAAATTGTAAATAAAATCATATCACTACTAAAAGAGAATTTAAATGGTCTAGATTATAATTCAAATGTATATAATAATGTAAGCAATAAGGTTATATTTTGGGATGAAATAAATAACTTTCCACATATATCCATATCAGCCGGTAATGAAGCTAGGCAGTATTTACCTTCAAATTTTAAATGGGCATATTTATCTATAAATATAAGAGTTTATATACAAGATGAAAATGCTTACACTGTTTTAGAAGAGTTTTTAGGAGATATAGAAGCCATTATAGATGCAAATAATAATCTAGTATACGATGAGGATACAGGAGATACTACTGAGTTGATTAGTATTATTTCTATTGATACTGATCAGGGATTATTAGAGCCACTGGCAGTTGCAGAAATGGTTTTACAAGTACAATATGATGTTTAGGCATCAATAAGGAGAAATTACAATGGCATTAAATTTGTCTCGTAATACAAGAATGTTTGTATCTACAGTTGCGACAGGAAACACTCTATCAAATACTTGGGAAGTTCCAGTATTAGATGGATATAGTTTCTCTCAAGAAGCTGAGTCACAAACAATTACATTAAATGAAGCAGGACAAAGACCTGTTCGCGGTCAAAAGATTTTTAATACTGCACTAAATCCAGCAGATATTGAGATTCCAACATATATCAGACCATTTTATGCTTCAAGCAACCATAAAGCATTAGAACAAGTATTGTGGGAAGCTTTAGTAGGACCAGGACCAGTTGGAACATATGCTAAGCCTGGCACTAACTTTATGGAAGTAAACTTTAAAGGATCAGATGTACATGAACTATTAAAGCTTTATGTATTCTTTAAGTTAGATAATACAACATATAGAGTAAATGAAGTAGCCGTAGGTTCTGTTGAAATTGATTTTAGTATTGAAGATATTGCAATGGGTACTTGGACTTGCCAAGGTTCTACAATTGATGAAGTAGACACAACAACTTGGACAGCCGGAGTTGATTATACAGCAGCAGCAACTAATGCTAAGTTTATCAAGAATAAACTATCATCTATTGCTATTAGAAAGACAACTGGAACAACTTCTGGATCACAAGTAGTTGATTATGGTGGACTATTAGATCCAACAGTAACGGCTGACCTAGTA